CTCACCTAATCTAACACCAGTCAAGTTACCTGTTGATGCTTGTACGTTAGGAAGTTGTGCTTCTTCACAGAACATCTTCAATACATCAGCAGCATTGTTGGCATCTAGATCTTTATCCTCAGCGGCACCTTGGTTAGCAGTGGTTCCAAATGTCAACCCAATTTTCTTGAATCTTTCTTTAATATCTTTGTGCTCGTCCCTATTAAACGAAAATACAACATCAAAGTTGTTGCTATAAGACATACCGCCTTGCTTGGCGATAACATCTACAAATTTTGCCAGTCCCTTGGGGCTCGGTTCTTTTGCCACGCTAAATATGGATAGTTGGTCCAACTATATTTATCATGGCATATTCAGGTGTGTACAAACCAACCAACCCCAAAAAGTATAAAGGTAATCCAACCAGGATAATCTTTCGCTCTTTGTGGGAGAGAAAGTTCATGTATTTCTGTGATCATAATGAGAGTATTGTTGAGTGGGGTAGCGAGGAAGTAATCATTCCTTACCGTTGTCCTACTGATGGAAGGGTACATAGATACTATCCTGACTTTTATATTAAAGTTGTATCTAAGACTGGTGTTATCAGTAAGTATCTCATTGAGGTTAAACCAAAGAAGCAAACCAAACCACCGAATGATAAACCTAAAAAGAAGACTGCCTCTTGGAAGAGGGAAGTCCTAACCTACGCTAAGAACCGCGCTAAGTGGTTGGCAGCTGAGGACTTCTGTGAGGACAGGCAGATGAAATTTTTAATCCTCACCGAAGATCACCTAGGAGTCTAAAATGGCAACTGGATTCAAGTCCATCCAACGTAACCAACAAAAAGATGATAATGGTTACGAGACTTTGTTCGAGAAAATAACTAAGAAGACACAAGGAGAAAAGAAACCACTGTCGTGGTATCGTGCCGCTGTTAAATCAGAATCAAAAGTATATGGCACAGATAGTTCACGATATATCTCAGCAGAAAGAAGAGATAGTACAGGGTCTAAAAATGAACAGGATCAGAACATGGTCCGTCGCTATGTAGTGGCGGGACACATTTATATGTTTGAGTACAAGGCAAAGATGAGATGGTTGCCTTACTATGATAGGTTCCCTCTTGTTTATTGTATCAAGTCCAATAAGAATGAGTTTTATGGTGCCAACCTACACTACATGTCTATCAAGCGTAGGATCATGGCAGTTAATAAACTACTTAAATATAATCGTATTGAATTTCCCAAGAAGTGCTTCCATAAATACTTACACTCTCATGTAGACGGATTCTATCTTGATCTCGCTAGTTCTGAATGGGACACTGCCATTCTGCTACCTACCGAGGACTTTGTTAAGGATGTCAATGGTCATGTCTTTCCCTATCCTAAAGAGGATGTATGGAGAGAAACTAATGACTCTTTCTATGATAACATCAAAGCACAAAGAGTTATCGAAGGGTATGGTAAGAAATCTAGCAAGCAAATGGCACAGTAATGGCAGAAACACTCAACTTACTACCAACATTACCACTAGCATTTACTACGGACGCAAAGGCAAGGAATGCTGCTACTACATATCCGTTTGATCTTTTTGATGCTCACGTAGATTATGTCAAGTTTGATTTCTACAATTACAAAGGACCATTCTCTGGTGATGGTGGTGGTGGAGCTCAAGATACCGAAGGTAAAAACGTCGATCCAAAAGTAGATTTACAAATCTATAATCAACAGATTGGCAAACAGTATGAAAGATATCCAGGTGTAAGCACTGTTCTAATGTATATGCCTGAGGATATCTCCACAGGATATGCAGCAGACTGGGGTGGCAAAAACTTCAGTAACGTTGCCATGAATTCCCTGAGAACAGGTGGTAATGCTCTTGCTGGTGATGGTGGAGCTACCATCCAAGGTTTTATTAACAGTATGAAGACTGCTGCTGGTGCCCTACCAACAGTAGGAGCACAAAGTCTTGCCACTGCTATCAGTGCTATTGGTAACGATAGTATTAGTACAAACGATGTACTACAAGGATCTCTTGGAGTTGTATTGAATCCTAACACAGAACTCATGTTCCAAGGATTCAAACCAAGATCATTCTCCTTGAAATATAAAATGTCTGCTAGAAATCAAGAAGAAGCAAAAAATATTGCCAAAATTATTGGTACATTTAAAAAAGTATCACTGCCAAGGTTTGGAGTGAAACCAGGAGGAGCACTTGATGCTGTCGGTATCGGACAAAAGATCCTGAACTCTGTCACTGGTGATGATGGAGAGGGTCAATCTAATGCTAACTACATTGGTGTACCAGGACTATGTAACATTCAGTTTATGAGTGGTTCTAAGTTACACGAACACCTACCACAGTATAAAGTCTGTGCTATCACTGATGTGAGTGTTAACTACACACCTGATGGAACATACAATACCTATGCTGACGGTCGTCCAGTTGCTGTAGAAGTAACTCTAGGATTCTCCGAGACAAAACTTGTCTACTCAGACGAAATCAATATCGGAGGACTATCTTACTGATGTATTTTAATTTCCTACCATCCATCAAATATGATGTCAAACCGATCAGTTATCCTTTTTCTGAGTCGGACTATGTTGTAGCGAAGAATTTCTTCAGACGCTACAAGATGAGTGATACTGCCTTCAGTCAAGCAGTGTACTTCAATAAGTATGCTCTTCGAGATGGTCAAAGATTAGATCAAATTGCTGAGACCGTGTACGGTGATGCTAATCTTGATTGGATTGTAGTATTGACTAACAACATGATCAATACTACCTTTGATCTACCCATGAGTGAGGCAGAACTACAAAGGCATATTGAACAGCAGTATGATAACCCTTACTACGACATCCATCACTATGAAATTAGAAGTGAAGAGGAACAGATAGCAGAATTTGGTAAGGTGTTGATGCCACCTAGAACATGGGTTGATGAGACCTATTACAATGGCGAAACCGTATTGGTTGCTGATACTTTCCCAGACCTCAGTTCTACAACAAAAACTATCACATATAACAATAGATATATCTTCTCTTCCAATGGATTTGATAACTCATTCGTTGTTAACACACAGAATGCTAACTTTGAGACGTATGGTTCTGGAACAGGATCCGATGGTGGTTTCGTATTGTATGGTCCAAAGAGAGGAGCATCACCATCAAATGGTTACCTAAGATTTAGAGGAGCAGGCGAACGCTTTGCTGAGTTCTTCCAGTTAGATGCTTCACACCTCCAGGACTTCACATTCAAGGGTAAGTTCGGTACAGATAATAATGGTGGCGAAGTACCAGATCTACCAGATGAAATTTTGAAGTTACAATATAGAGTAACTGATTCAAGTCCATGGGTAGATGTTGATATCATTGCTCCATTGAGAATGGTACAGTATCTAGAATTTGATGGCACACCTCAGATTTCACTAGGTAATGGTGGTCCTGGTAGACCACAAGGGGTGTACGAAAATGTAGACATCTACTATAACGATAACAATAATCCTGGTACACCAATGAGTGCCAAGGTCAGGGTAACAGTTGAAGCAGATGGATTTATATCTAGCATTGATATCACTGACAGAGGTCAAGATATACTTGCTGGTACATTTGAAGGGTGGATTAGAAACGAAGACATCGGTAACGGATTCTATTACACTGCTCCTTCACAACTAGAAACTGATAAAGCATATCTACCCAATGTATTCCTAGTCAACCTAAGAATTACTGACACACCAGACGGTGTACAGTTTGGTAGATACTCTACAGAACCTTATGCTTTTACAATTCCAGTACCAGCAGCAGCACAGACACAAACAACTGAGTTTAGATTGTTCCAACCCAGCAATACTGGAGAGCAGATGGATCAATATGCCATCCAAGAAATCCTCTACAATTTTGAACAGACTTATTCAGTGGCAACTGAGATAGACTACATTCAAATTGATGCTGATAACTATGTTATCGATGGTCAACGCTGGACTAGAACTGATGGAACATGGTATAGAGTTGTCCAGAATGGTATCAGATACAACGATGGTGGTCTCAACAAAGTAACTAGTGGTGATAAACTATCACGACCTGTCACTGAGGCAGAGTATGAATCATATGAGAATGAAAAGAAACGTGAGATCTACATACTAAAACCAGTATATGTTGACACGTTAGTAGAAGACTTCAGAAAGGCAGCACTGTACAGGAAGTCATCAGACTACGTAAGTAATAAGTTGAAGCAGACTGGAGTCTGATCGACTTTTTTGACAAAAAAATGGCGGAGAAATTTTTTCCCCGCCGATGAAACCTATTAGTCCAATTCGTAACACGCTGACCGTGCTAGTTCTGGATTCTTTTTCAATGCTCGATGAACATGTCCATGAACATCAGTTTCTAAAGTATGATGTGCTTTGATATGGATGATCTCAATCATCCCCAAACTTCCAACAAACAGTAAGTTCATTACTGTGACGGGGTGGAAGACCACCCCCATGATTTTCTTAATCAATCGTCGTTAGCGAGAGCAGCGAAGTAAGACAGAGCATCATCATCACTAGATGTATTAGCGTTCATCTTCTCACGGAGAGAGGATGTACCAGTGATGTCAGGATCATTGAACCCACCAGTGCTAGACGTGGTAGGGACAGGATCATACTCCTCATCGCTGACCTTGTACTGCTCAGCAGCAGGACGACCCACATTCAGCACAGCATCAAGGCGAGTCTTCAGTTCGTCGTAGGACTTGAACTGATCGTCAGCAGTGAATGCTTCGAGACTGTATGCTTGCTTCCAGATTGCTTCGAGTTCGTCATCGTTAGATGCCAAGGCAGCAACACGATCAAACTCACTGGAGTCATAGTTCCAGTAACCAGCAACGGTCTTGATCTTCAGTTTGAAGTTAGCACCTTCCCAGAGATCAAAGGGGTTCACTGGAGTCTCGTCTTGGAACTCAGGTTGCATAGCACCCATGATCTTGTCAAAGATCTTCTTACCGTAACGATACAGGAAGACTTTGCCTTCGTTCTCGGGGTTCTTAGGATCTTTTACAACATAGATGTTGCTGTAGTAAGAAAGCTTACGCTTCTGCTTACGTGCTTGTTCCTTGCCAGCTTCTGTACCATTGTTCCACAGCACAGAGTTGTACTCAGACACAGGGTCTTTGTCTCCACGGGTAGTGAGTGAGTTCTCGATGAACCAACCACC